AGTAAACACCATCAATGATACTTGGCCTGACTTACATGCAGTTGTAGGTGGCGAAACTAGTATTGATATAGCGAGTATCGGTGCAGATAAATCTCAAGTCCTAGAATGGATTAAGGGCGATATCCTCTTTATCGGTGATAGAACCGACCCAATTGGTAATGATTATCCATTAGCTTGTGCTACAGTCGAACAACGTCGAGGAACGTTCGAGACTGTTGCTAATTGGAAGGATACTTGGGAAATACTTAAGAAAATCGATTAAAGAAAAGGGGCTTAATAGCCCCTTTGTTTTTACTTCTTCTTTTTGCCACGAGGTGGTTTGTTCTGCGGTGCCTTTGGTTTGTTCTCAGGTTTTTTAGGTACTGATTTTACAACCACAGGTTCGTCTTTAGCTTCTACTACTGGTTCTGCAACTGAAACTTCTACTGGTTTTTTAACAGCAGGTTTCTGTTTAACCGGTGCTTTATTAGTAGATTCAACTACTACCGCATTAACTGGTTCTACTATTGGTTCTGCCACGGGAGTTACAGTACCAACTAGCTGTCTAGCCATAATACGTTGTTTTGGCTGTTCGACAGGAGCTTCCGCGATAACAATAGCTTCCTCTACGTTAACTTCTGTTTTAGGTGCACGAGGTTTATACTTACGTTTCGGCTTAACTGAAACTTCTACTTCCACGATTTGCTCCTCTCGTGGTTCTTTATTGAAAATTTTCTTGATAAAATCAAACATGTACTGCTCCTTTGAGGGTTGTTTAAGATAACGTATTTAGTTTAAGCCAAAAACGGATAAATACCAGATACATAAACATTAAAGGAACAAACATGCCAGTACATCCGACCATTGACCATTACGACGGCGATAGAGAATATGCAGTAGGAACTGTAGTTATTTTCGGTGGTGATCGAGAAGTCACTATTTCAAACCAATATTCAGATACAAGAGTTGCTGGTGTTGTTGCAGCTATTGCAGACCCAGTACATCTATTTCCTGGATTTAATATTCCAGTGGCTAGTCATGGTAGAGCACCGTGTAAAGTAGTAGGCAACGTCGAAAAAGGTGATCTTTTAGTATCTTCAAGAATCGCAGGTGTAGCAGTTGTTCCAACCGGTAATGCATTAACTGGTACCATTATTGGTAAAGCACTACAAGAGTTTAGTTCCGATCACATCGGCACTATAGAAATCGCAGTTGGCTGCGCTTAACAGGAAATAATATGTCTATAACTCAAATTAATATAGGAAACGCAGTAAATGATGGCTTAGGTGATGATCTAAGAACCGCATTTCAAAAAGTAAATTCTAATTTTCAAGCATTAGACGTCGCCATTAAAGTAACAGCGTCACTAACCGATGTTCCGGGTTATAGTATATTCAAGGAAAAAGTTGGTACTGATTTAATATTCAAACGGTTACAATCTGGTAAAAGTATATCGATTGAAGAAACGCCAGACGCTGTTATCATAACGAACAGTTCATCTGATGCGTTTAGTAAAATAACAACTGACACTGGCTCTATATCAGGTAGTAGCTTCCAGGAAATTTCACTACTTGGAAGTGCAGACATTTCAGTTTCTTCTAGTTCTGCCACCATAAACCTAAGCAATAAAATACCAGTTACTTCGATTTTGACAACTTATGATTTTGGTCCAATCGATGGTGTTTATTCGAACGCAATTCAATTTATACTAGCTGCTATAAACATTGATTTTGGAACATTATTAAATCCAAGTATGCTAAACTTAGATTGCGGAACCCTAGGATAATTGCCATGTCTATTACATGGGACACTCAAGCTGGTAGTCTTGGTACATTGGAAGAACGTACTATTACTGAAATCCAATTAATTGCGAATTCAACGGTTGGTGCTATAACGTATTCAATAATCGCTGGTTCATTTCCTCGCGGTTTACGACTAATACCAGATATTACTTACGACAACAATACCACCACTGGGTTCATTAAAGGCAGTCCGGTCGAAGTAACAAAATCAACTATTAGTCGATTTGTAATCAGAGCATCCGATGGGGTTTCCGTGTCTGATAGAACTTTTCAAATAACGGTTGATGGTGCTGATACACCAACCTGGATTACATCAGAAGGTTATTTACAAGCGGGAATTTCAAACACACACTATGTTTTAGATAATAGTTATGTAAATATACAACTATCCGCTACTGATAGCGATATCACTGCTGGTGGAACACTATCATATCGATTATTACCAAACGCTGGTGAATTTCCACCAGGATTGACTTTAGATAGTGATGGATTGATTTCTGGATTTACCGACCCAATATTTGCATTAGAATATAATGGACCAACCTCTGGCGGATACGACACGATGCCATGGGATGTAATTCCATTGGATTACAAACAGTTGTCGTCAGCTGGGTATGATACATATTTTTATGACAATGTCACCTTTGATTATGCTGACCTTCAAAGTACCGCACCAAGATTGAGCCGAGATTATACTTTTTCGGTTGAAGTTTCCGATGGTGAATTCTCAGTTAGTCGCCTGTTTAGAATTTACGTCGTAACCGATGAGTTCTTAGCATCGCAAAACATTGGTGTAATAAGAAAACCATTATGGATTACTAAACCATATCTTGGTAGATACCGAGCAAATAATTACGTTACTGTATTACTGGACGTGTACGATCCGCCCTCATTACAAGGGACTATTACCTATTTTTTATTAGCCAATAACCCAGATGGATCGATAAGTGAATTACCTCCTGGTATGTCATACGATTCGATGACTGGTGATATCGCTGGTAGGATACCGTATCAAGCAAGAATAACAAAATCATACACATTTACGATGTTGGCCGCTAGTTTCGATAGCTCTATATCAGACGCAGTTATCGTATCATCCACTATGAACACAGCCGCCAATCAGCTTATTTTCGCCGATACTTCGGTGATGAGTTACCAGCTACAATTACCAAACAATCCATCAAATGGTGATAGATTATGTATTATTGATATCAACAATACATTTGCGATTAATCCGGTAACGTTAGAATCAAACAGTGTGATAACCATAGAAAACACAGATTCACTCGTACTAGATGTCACTGGAACCATTGCATCATTTCTTTACGATGACACAACCTCGAATTGGGTTTTGCAATACACTCCTATCGGCTATATTGGTGAAATCACAACAACCGAAACTGATGTTCAAACTACAAATTATACTGCATCTGTTGGTGATTTAGTAAAGGTGGATTCGTCACTCAGTTCGTTTACTATCAATTTACCAGATTCACCGTCTGATAATTCTAAAATTGATATAATTGATGTTTCTGGTTCTCTTGGATTTCATTCAGTAAATTTATCCGCCGGTTCAGGTGATACAATAGATTTGGATTCTTCGGTTGTACTAGATGTACCAGGTACCTTTATCACCGTTGTATACGATGCAACTATTAATAATTGGAACTTAGTATACAACCCAGTTGGTTTTATCCATAATCCATCAACGTTGGGATTAACACCAACCGCATTGATTGCTTCCAATACAACCGCAGCTAATGGCCAATTCGTAAGACTAGACTGTCGATCAAACCCTATTGATATAACGTTACCATTAACCCCAGTAAATGGATTTACGGTTGGTATCTGTGATTGCTTTAGCAAATCCATTACAAATCAAATAACAGTTATCCCAAATACAAATGATACCATTATAAACGATGATACATTAGTATTAGATATAGAGGGTGTTTCTATTGTTCTAGTTTACGATGCGCCAACAAAAAACTGGGTTTTGCAATACATCCCAGGTAATATCGGAACTTTTGGATTGTCTGTTACGCCAATAACACCATCTACGATAATAAATGATATCAACAGCAATGTTGTAATTTCTTCCACCTTAGTTGGTGAATGGAACGCCACAACAACATATAACGTAAACGACGCTGTTAAGTATAGTGGTTTTGTGTATGCGTGTATCGTTAGAAACACCAACAAATCACCACTAAACACGACCTACTGGGTTTCTGGTGTTGCAACGGAACCACGAACGTTTACCATGGACATAGTTGGTGAAATAGAAAGTGCAATCAATTGGATTACTAAACCATCACTTGGAACCATTAGTCCAAATAAACCAAGCACTATCAAATTGGAAGCTGTTAACCTATTAAATAGTGGATTGTCTTATAAACTCATTTCTGGTAAATTACCAGCAGGTTTAACTCTACTTCAATCAGGATTCATCGAAGGTAAAGTTAGACAATTCCAAGATATCCAAAATAATTTACCCGGATTAACCAGATTTTTCGATTATAATAGTAATGGCACTACTGATTCAACCGCATCGAGAAGTTACAATATCACATTCGACGGTAATACGACAACATTCGATAAAAAGCATACATTTACGGTTGTAGCAAAAGATTCAGTCAATTTTGTAGAATTACCACAAACGTTTGATTTGACAGTAAAAACCGATTCAGAATTAACTTTTGCCAACCTCTACGTGAAAGCATTTTTGAGTAAAGAACAGCGACTTAACTGGCATCAATTCATAACTGATGATGCTATTTTCAATGCTACCGAGTTATATCGTTACGGTGACCCGTATTTCGGGGTACAAACTGAACTGAAATCATTGGTATTTGCTGGCATTGAAACAACATCCGCTGAATCATACGTTCAAGCTATGAGTAGAAATCATACCAAAAAACAAATGCTATTCGGTGAAGTGAAAACCGCAGTCGCACTAGACGAATCAACACATCAACCAATATATGAAGTAGTCTATGTGGATTTAGTTGATCAGTTTGAAAAGAATGGGACAAGTATTAGTAAAATTGTCAATTTACCAGATAACACATCAAGTAAAGTTCTTATTAGTTATGATAAAATAACAATCGATAGTGATATCCCATTTGTAAGTGATAGCGATAAACAACGCGTATTCCCAAATTCAATAAAGAATATGAGAAAACAAATCGAATCAACCGGAACTAGAGACAGAACATACTTACCACTTTGGATGAGAAGCATTCAACCGACAACAAACCACGAACCCGGCCATGTGAAAGCCTTAGTATTATGCTACGCAAAACCAGGCAATGGTGAAATAATCGCGGCAAGAATTAAAGCAAAAACAACCACTGCATCACGTGGAAACTGGTCACCAAACGCATATTACCAAACAGGCGATACCGTTAAGTATTTTAGTATGTATTATACCAGTATCACGAATAACAGTAATACAAAACCAACAGATACCCAAGTATGGAGTCGTAATTTTGATTTCAAATTGCTTAATTTCACCGCAGACAGATATATCATTGACACGCTCGATGGCGTAGTAAGTGATAAATATCTAGTATTCCCTAACCACCGAGAACCATAACATGACAGATACCACGATTAATATCACCGCGATTGACAATATCAATGACTTATTCCCATACCCAGGTGAAGACAATGATACTCAAACATTCCGTGATAACTTCAATACAATTAAAGTTGGTCTTAAAGCAGCACATACCGATTTACATGATCTGTATACAAATACCGCAAGAACAGACTCGCAACTAACTGATTTTGGTAATAATACTATCAAAAATGTAATCTTATCAGCGGTTAAAGAAACTGTGTACGATTACAAAACAGTACAAACTACCGACATCGCCGTCGATTTGAATAATGGTTTATACCAAGTTGCCAAAGTAGGTAATGATATCGGAATTACATTTACAAATTTCCCAAATGATACCAATGCAGCTAAAGTTGGTAAAGTTAGACTAGAATTAACCTCATCGGTTGCATCCGGTTCAACGGAAGATAAAGGTCCATTGGTTACTTTTAGATCCACTAACGGTGTTTCTATTAAATACGGTACTGGATTCCCAACCGCAAATGACAGTACGTTAACTCCACATTTACGTTTATTCAGTACAAATGAACCAGTTATCCTAGAAATTTGGCAATATTCATCTACCATCTATATAAGATATCTTGGAACATTTAGCGAAATGCCTGTATGAACCACCCATTCGCTCCAGATTTTACAAACATGAGAGACGATGAAGTCGAATTAAAACTCAATGAACTCATGAAAAAATATCACACGGCTTATAGACTAGGTAACCAAGAACTATTGACACAGTTGGCTACCTTTGTTAATATCTATAAAGAAGAACTCTCCAATAGATTCCGTGCTAAGATTACCCAATCCGAAAATGGCGACCTTGGAGAACTCATTAACGTAGATTAGGAGTTCCAAGTCAACTGCCCGACGACTAAAGATCGTCGGGCTTGCTTACTCCCATGACTAACTACTGGTGTTTTAGTAGATCTTTCGATTTTAGAAGTCATTTTCAGTAAAGCCTCTGGGATTACTCCCACATCGCCTGTTGCGTGCGATGATAACTTGGTTCCATAAGTAAGGCGTTGCCCTTCATGGAGAATATTCGTGGCAGCATTCCAATCTCGGTCATGGACTTCGCCACACGAGGGGCATTCCCATTCACGTGTATTTAAATCCAAGGATTCGAGTTTATGGCCGCAGCAAGAACAGGTCTTACTACTTGGATAAAAACGACCCACTTCTTGAACTAGAACACCAGCCCATTCCGCTTTATATTTGATCATCTCTGAAAGAGTAGACCAAGCAATTTCATGGATTACTCTGCTGAGTTTCCGGTTCTTAAGTAGATTACTGACTGCCAAATCTTCTAAGTAAATCACGTCATTAGTAGCCACTAAGTACTTACTAAGAATATGATAGTACTCATTCCGCTGGCGCGTAATCTTGGAGTACAAACGAGCTACTTGAATTCGTAGTTTCTCGTGGTTTTTGCTGCCGACTTTAGTTCTTGCGAACTGCTTTTGTTTGCGTTTTAATAACTGCTTGGTTTTCGCATGGTATAGCAACGCATCTGGTTTTAGGAATCGAAGACCGCTTGAAGTAATCATCAAATCTTTAATACCTAAATCAAAACCGACTTCTCGGTTTTTGTAATCTTGGGTTGGTACATCGGTTTCTATTAGTACAGAGGCATAATATCTGCCATCTTGGTTTTTAGAAACGGTTACCGATTTAACAATTGCACCTTCAGGGATTGGTCTATGGATAACGGCTTTTACTTCTTTTAATTTTGGAAGTTTTATTGAGTTATCTAAAACTGCAGTACCTCTACCTGGCGTTCGGTATGACTGACGTCCATGTTTTGATTTGAACTTCGGCTCTTCTACTCGTTTACCTTTTCTATTTCCAGAACGGGATTTGAACATGTTATCATATGCTGTTGCTAGGTCAGCCGATGCATTTTGTAGGGCATTCAGATCGACTTCGCAAAGGAATTCAAGTTCTTTCTTTAATGGCGTAATGAGTTTATTGACCGCGAATCCATTCAGGTGTGGTTCACCTGCCAGATATCTTCGTTCATTTTCTGCTTTAAATCGGTTATAGATCAGTCTTTTACAACCAAATGTCTTCCCAATCAGAATTTGTTGTTCTGATGTCGGGTATATTCGATATTTGATTGCAAGTAATCTTTTCATGTCTGTATTTAGCATTTGACAACGAACGACATATGGATTATCATATGATTTTATTTCTTATCAAGGAATTACACATGACTACCGAATTATCACGCGCATTCCTCCCGGCGACTAAAGATCACCGGGTTTCCTGCGCGAATCAGATGACCAATACTGTAGACCAATTAGTCACAGGCGTTTTAAGACATGGCCCAGATATTCTGGGCTATTGTACTTGTACCGATGATATTTCAAAATATGTCAATTACATATTAGATGAAAGACTTAATTACCCAATACCACTCCAAGAAACCAACCCAAACAACTGGTTTATCCCAGATTCCTACAAAAACTTAGATATAGCAGAATGGTGTTTAGCCAAATGCAATACCGATGCTGAAGTCGCAAGAGTTGAATTAGAACTAACCGAGTTCAAATCTCGTAACCTATTCCCAGTCCTACAATGCATGCTTTATATTGTTGATACCCTACGTACACATAATATAGTATGGGGTGTAGGTAGAGGTAGTTCAGTATCAAGCTATGTCTTATTCCTTATCGGTGTCCATAAAATCGATAGTATCAAATACGGTTTAGAAATTAAAGAGTTTTTGCGTTAATAATTAACCGTTGACAAGAAATCATCTTTAAGATAAACTAAACCCACTTTCAACTTAACAAGGACTTTACAAATGATTACATTAAATACAACCGACGCAGGCGACGTAACAGTAGTATCACTCAATGGCACCTATGCTAGTAACATTTATCACATCGAACCAGAAAACTTCCACGCATTCGCTATCGAAAACTTTGATTCTGAAAACGCTTCTCAAGAAGAATTAGATAGAATCTGTAAACTCTGGGATGATCGACTCCTATTCAAATATCTCAACTTCCCAAACTTCGCAGCTGAGATGGCTGACTAAATACTGCTTTACATTCTAGGAGAATTACAATGTCAAACCAAACCTATACTACCGCAAAAGGTAAAAAAATCGATATGCAGGCGTTAGCATCAAAATATGAACTCACCCCAGCAGTTGGCAATTATCGTGTAAATTCACGCGGTGACGAGATCGGTCCAGGTGGTCAAATCGTTCGTACACGTGAACAAGTGTTACAAGATTATTATGACCAAAATCCACGCGACATCTAATAGGTATTAACCATGAGTGAAGTGATTACAATTGACCGTACTCTGCACAGTAACATATTAATCAAAAATATGAAGCACAGTGAAACCGTTCTACAATCTGGCATCGTATTACGGTCAGATCGGGCTAGTTCACATGGGATCAGACCACGCTGGGCCGAGGTGTTCATGGTCGGGCCTGAGCAGCATGATGTTAAACCGAACGACTTCATTTTGCTGGAACATGGCAGATGGTCACGTAAGATACAGGTTGAAACACCAGATGGTCCGATTGATTTACAACTTGCCGACCCTAATGGTATACTTTTGGTCTCTGATGTAGAACCACCATTAGCCGATCAATACATCCCATCTAAGTGCTAGGAGAATCCATGTCACAAGTATTTACACGAGTACTGTATTACACATATGAAGAGGGAGAAAATCCAGATTCATTGGAACTGTTTGATCCAAGGTATAACAAACGCGTTACTATTCCAAGAGATCATTCCACAACTCCAGATTTTACTGCAATGAACTTCTTACAAAAGAAAAACATCGCCGTACTCGGGTGTATGATGAATCATATCACTTGCGAATTTGAAGGTCCGATGCCTGATCTTTTTGAATTTAACGTACCTGTTTCTCATGTATTGGAAATTTCAACCGTTAAAAACGAAGCCAGTGTGTATCAGTTAAAGATCCATTCGGCTAGATATAACCAATCAGTGTATGTTGATATCAAAGATGGTAGAGATACCATAACGAACGCATATGAATGGCTTGATGAAAAAGGTTATACCCTTGTATCTGCTGATGTGGATTCATTGAAGATGTTCGTAGTTACTGATGTTATGAAACCCCTTTACACAACTCCAGAATTAGTGTAAACTAGTCTTTCTTTGGCTAAAAGATGATTGCCTTATGGTTAAGTATTAAGGTCAATTATCTTTTAGTCGTTTTCAATACTAAAAGCAATTATCTTTTAGTCGTTTTCAATTATCTTTTAGAGGTATCAAATGAGTACTAACGTTTTTGAAGATCAAAAAACTTTCATGCAAGCCGGTGACCAAACCACTGATCGTTTTAATAAAGAACAATTAGATTTGTATATCAATCTAATTAGAGAAGAAGTTGCAGAGATGGAGGATGCAATCAACGCATCCAATAAAGTTGAATTACTAGATGCGTTCTTAGATATCGCAGTAGTTACTGTCGGTGCCATTCATTCAATGGGAATTAACAGCCAAGCAGCATGGGATGAAGTGGTTCGCTCAAACTTCTCAAAGGTTGATAAAGCCAGTGGAAAAATCCTAAAGTTACCCAGTGGAAAAATTAGTAAACCTGATACATTCAGCCCAGTCAACTTAGATCAGTTCTTCGTGGATTAATACAAAAACAAAAGCCAATGATCTAAAAGATCATTGGCTTTATTGTGGGTTAATTATCCATTAAATCATCCGTTGTATTATCTAGTACTAGTTGTTTTTCTAGTTTCTTACATTTCCAACCTCTGTGATGCAATTGTGTACCGTATGAACACTTCCGCATTGATACGTTAGATAACTTATTCTCCCTACAAAACTTAAGAAGATTTTTGATAATAATCACATCCCCGTCTGGTTTTGTTAGTTGCCAATATTGGCTACCTTCTGCGTCTTTTCCACGTTTTGCTCTAGTTTCAGCAGACTTTATACCACCGGTATGATATGATCCATTTGCCTGTTTAGTTGCAACTGATTTATCATGCGCGATTTTATCCATACCCGTGGCTTTTCTCGTTGCTGCTCCTTTTTGCGAGATACTCTGCAAAGTCCCCTTTTTCCGTTTCGTTTCTATTGCTTTTCTCGCACCAAGTTTTGCTGACCCAGTTGCTTTCTTTGTGGCATTACTCTTTTCCACCGCAATTTTATCAACGCCTGTGGCTTTTTTTGTTGCCACCGCTTTCTTTGCCCCAACAATTCCTGAACCAGTCCGTCTTTTGGTCTCTATTCCTTTCTGTATACCAATTTTGTCAGTGCCTCTAGCCCTCCTGGTTTCCACGCCTTTCTGCGCTATACGTTTTGAAGAACCGTCCGCTCTTCTACGAGCACCATTTTTTTTATTTGTTCCGCGTTCACGCCGTGTAGCGGCGGCTTTCTCGTTTGATTCTTTGGTACCTGCCCACATCTTACCGCCAGTTATTGGATCCTTATACTGTAGATTTAATAACTGTGGATTACCCCAATAGGCCTTTATGATAGTTTGTTCAAACAAATATGCCTGTTCAATATCGGTTGATTGAAAAATGACTTTATAATCGAAACTATCTTTACCGTAAATTTCTACTAACTCATCAACAGGGTCACTACTTGAAAAATAATATATCCATAGATCGTCCTCTGGCATTCTATACTTTTTGATATTTGCATATCTAAGACCATAATAAAACTGCCCAGTTGGTTTGCAGATTAGGCGATATACATACGCAGGTGTTGTGTTAATTGGTTCTTCTGCTTCGATTGTTGCAGATGTTAGTAGTTCTACTGATTCAGTAGTTGTTTGAATTTCTGACGGCAACGCGTCATTTTGATTTGCATAAATACTCATGCTGACATGCTCCTTTAAGTTAAATGTTAGAGAGGTTGGGTCCCCACGACCGCGAATCTCATTCTGTATTTAGCCTTGACATTAAAATTCCCCTGATATATAATCACCTCATACTAACTAACCAAGGCAATTATCATGACCAACCCAAAAGATAATGAACAAAAACGACTTTCCATAATAACTGAAATGTGTTATAGTTCACGTCCTGATTTCGAATACTTACCAAGACCAACTGGTGAAACTAAACACGAACGTCGTAAGTTTGATCCACAAATGAAAACTACTTCACTATGGTGCAGTATGGCCAAGATATTCGATAATGACATCCTTCCTTATATGAACTTTAAAGATGAGAACTAATATATGAAACAACTATGGGTTGACAAATACCGTCCAAAAACAATGAAAGACTATGTATTCAGTGATGAAAGCCAACGTGCAATCTTCACTAAGTGGATTGAAGACAGAGATATAGGTCAATTATTTTTTAGTGGTCCGGCAGGAACTGGCAAGACGTCTGCGTGTCGTATGCTTATCAATGAACTCGGTATACACGATTACGATGTCCTAGAATTAAATGCGTCTCTTTTTTCTACTATAGATGTGGTTAGAGAGAAAATCACCAATTTTGTTCAAATCTTACCATTTTGTTCACCATTTAAAGTAGTGTTACTTGACGAATTTGACAATTTTTCGGTAGGTTCCCAATCGGCGTTACGTGGTCTTATCGAACAATATAGCAACAATGCCAGATTCATGTTTACCTGTAATTATCCTCATCGAGTATTACCACCAATTATATCAAGAACACAGGCATTTGAGTTGAAGAAGCCAGAGATAACTGACTTCACCACTAGAGTTGCAACTATCTTATTAGAAGAAAACGTTGAATTCGACTTAGATACTTTAGATACCTATGTGTCTGGTACTTATCCAGATTTGCGTAAGTGTATTAATTCACTTCAGCAAAATACAATCAATGGTATATTAACCACACCGACATCGGCATCAACCGATAGTAGTGAATGGCGTGTTCAAATGGTTGAACTGTTCAAACAAGGTAAAATAAACGAGGCACGAACCCTCATTTGTAGCAAATCAACAGCAGATGACATGGAATCCATATTTCGATGGATATACGATAATCTATCCATTTTTAGTGAAGACTCGACTGTACAAGATTCTATAATCTTAATAGTCAAACAAGGACTTGTCGATAGCATTGTATGTGCAGACTCAGAAATTAACATGTCAGCCTGCCTAATCCGTATTATGAGATTACTAAATAAATCATGAAACCTAAATTTATACACGCATTCATGAAAACTGCCTTTACATTCGCTGAACTCAGTACAGCTGAAAAGATGAAGGTTGGTTCTATCGTAGTTAAAGATAACCGAATCATATCGATTGGTTATAATGGCACGCCTTCAGGCTGGTCAAATGACTGTGAAGACCGGATAGTAAACCCAGACACAGGTGAAGTTGAATTAAAAACTAAACCAGAGGTAGCGCATTCAGAATCCAACGCGATTTTGAAATTAGCTAGAAGTCACGAGTCTGCGTTAGATGCTTCATTGTTCATAACCCATTCGCCGTGTATAAATTGCGCGAAAATGATTTACCAAGCAGGAATCTCAGAGGTATACTATTCAATTGAATATAGATCAACTGATGGTATCGAGTTCCTGAAAAAATGCAACATCCCCGTCCACCAAGTAAAGGAAAACAAATGAAAGAACGCTTCATGATCATAACTTACGTACTAATCAAAAACGGTTCATACGATGAGTTAACTGATTTCAAAAACCGAGTATCACCTAAAAATTTGCAACAAGCAAGTGTAATCTTAGATCTTAAAGATCAGAAAGTTATCAAGAACAGTCTACAAAAAAAGTATGATTTCTTAGAAGTATTGACTATCTATAGAAACGCAATTGGTGCCCAACTAGACCCATATATTGCTCATCTTGGTTTAGAGTTCGGTTCTGATACAGTTGAGTCATCTGAAGCAGTTGAGGCTTAGTTTGTCTTAGTTAGGCTCGCGCCTAACGGCGCTCGCTAGGATACAATTGACTTTTAGTCAGAACTCGCAAAGTATCAAAAGGGTCTATCCAATAGACCCTTTTCTTTGCCTATCGAAAAAGGTTGACATCCATTATCTTTTAGGTATAATACATACAATATCAACTACTAGGAGAATCATCATGTTTTACACTCTTACTTTCATCGCATTCTTATTTGTTTTCGCTTTTATGCTTGTTGATTTTCTTACGGATTTTTAATGTACATCGAAATAGCACCGATTGAATTTGAAAAAGAATTAAACTGGTATGATGCCAGGTTGTACTGCTTTTCGTTGACAATTGATGGAAAAACTGGATGGCGTTTACCTACCAATAAGGAACAAGAGTTTCTAAAATCACAAAACATTGAAAGTTCCGATGAATGGTATTGGACTTCTAACGACGATGGCGACTGGGTAGTATGCTACAACTGGCATTCCGAACTGGGATCTCATAGCTTTAAAGAACACATTCGTTACGCTAGACCAGTGAGAGATCTAAAAGATAATTGAATCAGCGCGAGCACCGATAGGTGCGAGCCATATAAACAAAAAGGGCCGTAAGGCCCTTTTCTTATTACTATCTAATCTTCACCGTAATATTTCAGCACCTCGGCAACTGCCGGGTGCCGCTCGATATCTGAATGGCTAAACCTAACAATAGCAATTCGGGATTCTTCCTTATTCACAGACGCCTTGTCATATAAACCCATAAAATCTTTTAACCCGTTAAATTCTCCTCTATCTGCTTGTGCGAGATCACCTGTCAAAATCATTTTTGACTGATCACCTATTCGAGTAAGAAGCATTTTCATTTGGCTTGGGTTACATAACTGCACCTCGTCTGCAATAACACAAGCATTTTTCATTGTACGTCCGCGCATATACGACATCGGGGAAATGGATATACAGTCACGGGACATCAACCACTCGACTTCTGCCTTAGTCCAGTTTTCGTAAAAAACGTCAAACATACCAACAGTCCACGGTAGCATTTTTTCTTCCAAATTACCAGGAAGGTAACCGAGAGATTCTGAGTTTGAAACTGCAGGTCTAGTTACAATAATCTTATCACATTTACCAGCTTTAAATTGATCAACGGCCCACTGAGTTGCGATTAGCGTGTTGTGGGAAACTATATAATTATCAGTAACATACAAATGTTCCTCACTATCAATCAAGATACACTGACACTCTTCCACCTCAGCTTCGACAACTGACAACACTGGCATTAACTCTAAAGGACTCTCGATGATACTAAACCGAATATGAACACCAGTGTCTTTGATACAAGCAGAACCACCAATAGAACGCACTAAGTAGACAACCGAGTCTTGTAACAAGGCACCAGCAGTAAAGACTAGGTTACCAGAATCGACAGCATGGATACTGGTATCGAGTAGACCTTGTAGTAATTTAACTTTTTGTGAACGAGAAGCGTTGAGATATTCCGCTGGGATAGCTTTATCGTCTTTTAAAAGCATAGTACCTAATTGGAAAGGGTCGATTGGAAGTTCTACATCGTCCATGATTTCGTGTTTAGGTAGGCGAATATAAGGCATAATAGAGCCATGATAACGCAGTTTAAGTAGTTCTAGTGTATTGATGACTGCAGGTTTATTATCAATGAATACTTCCCATAGGTGTTCTGCGCAGGCGAGAGTAGAACGACCATCGTGCAATGTAATTGAATAAGTCGGTTTACTACCTTGTGGGAATAAGCCGACGACATTAGCGGTATTACCATCAGGAGTAGTGACTTTATCACCTACTGCGATATCACCCATAGTAGTCCACCCACCAGGGATTTTGATTTTGGAGGTTAGCGGTTGAGCTTTACCAGTACCAGCTGGTCCGATAGCAAAAACAATTTGTTTTTTAGGATTGTTAAGTTCCATTAAGTATTGTTCTTGACTAAGGTTTTTGGGGTGAATTTGAACCCGTTTACGTTTAGCAGCCAACCTTTGATCGATTGACATTTGTTGTGGGTCTGGTTGTTGCTGGTGGTTTTGTTGATGGGACTGCTGGTGTTTACTACTGGAGTTTTTACTACGGGCTTTTTTGCTTTGGGGTGGGGTATTTGGTTCATGCGTTTCGTTGAAATACTCGCGTGAATCCGTGTGTCTTGATCTTTTTCTCGTCATGCTTTGAAGTCCTTTTTGGTTGAAGTTTGAACTGCGTGTGTTACTGCACTGCTTGTATTTAGTTTGCCATTTTGGTAGTATTTGAGTTGTCATATTGGTGATGGCTCGCACCTAGCGGTGCTCGCATTATCATAGGTATACAAACTCGCGATAATATAATACAGTAATATATAATTGACATCAGTTATCTTTTAGTTATAATACCCAAAACTTGGCTAATAGGAACCAACATGAAATACTACCAACATACTGTTTATATACGCAAAGATTCCACTGGGTTAACTGCGCATCGTAACGCAGGCGATTCAGAATGGGGTGAAATAGAGAGTCGTTCTGAAAAACTAGATGTGGTTTGGGTTTGCTGTAATGAGGTTGGTAAGGAAATACATAAAATATACGACAATCGTATAACTGCTGAGTCTTATGCCTGTTCTTGTAATCGCTTTAGAGGCGATGATTCTGAAAACGTAATTGTAGAATGTTTGGAAGTATTATGAACTTTGAAATAGCACCAAAATCAACTGAGATCCGAGCTAACTGGTATGATGCCCGATTGTATTGTTTTGCTCTTAATATTGATGGTAAGACTGGATGGAGATTACCAACCAAAGACGAATTGAATGAAATCTATCAATCAAAAAATGATCTTGAGGAGGAATGGTATTGGTCCTCTACTGAGTGCAATGACGATAACGCCTGGGGTCAGTGTTTCTACGGCGGAGCCCATTCCGACGGCGATAAGAACTACGGCGACATCTACGTTAGAGCAGTTAGAGATATATCATGAAATTTGAAATAGCACCTAAATCGACTGAGATCCGAACCAACTGGGATAATGCAAGATTGTATAGTTTCTTTCTTACAATCGATGGAAAATCAGGATGGAGGTTACCTACTAAAAACGAATTTAGTGAAATTTGGAAATCCGATAACGATTTCGATGGTTGGTATTGGTCTTCGACCGAGATTGATACCACACGCGCCTGGGTAAAAAGTTTCTTGTCAAACAGTTTTCACAAGGCAAATAAACTTGATGATAAGATTAGAACTAGGTTAGTTCGGGATTTACTATGAAATTTGAAATAGCACCAAAATCAACTGAGATAGTATCCAACTGGGATGATGCTCGTTTCTACTGTTTTAGTCTTAGTATAGATGGTAAGACTGGATGGCGGTTGCCAACCAAGAAAGAGTTGAATACAATGGTTGATTTTCTCAACGGTAATGATTATTATTGGACTAGTGAGGAATGGGGTAATGTAAGCGTTTGGGTTCAAAAAGGCGTCGCGTATCGAGGAATTTACCACCAGTTTCATGCCCACCGTGAAAGTAAAAATAAGGTTAGAGCAGTGAGATCTAAAAGATAATGAAATCAAAAATTGAAATAGCACCTACCTCAGAAAATCTGTTAACCTACGATGAGGCATTGCTATATTGTTTTGCATTAAGTTTCAACGGTAAAGATGGATGGAGAATGCCGACTGACAAAGAATTTCAATACCATTACAACATACGAGGATGGTACCTAAATGAGCAATGTCCAGAACCATTACCAGTAACCCCAGTGCGAGATCTAAAAGATGATTGAAATAGCACCTGCAGAATATTGCAAAAAGTTAAACTATTACGAGGCAATCATGTACTGCTTTAGTCTGAATATTGATGGTAAAATAGGTTGGAGATTACCTAATAGTGTTGAATACGAACTTACTGAAAAAACTGGATGGTCAGTTGACGACTTGCATTTTTTTACAGATACTTTTAAGTTACGCGTTCAGTTTTTAACAACCCCAGTGCC